GGACTCAGGTAAAACACAAGTTAACGAGGGGAACGAGTGGCGGCTCTAGTACCCTCTCCTACCGCCATAGGGGATGTAAGATGAAAGAGTGTACAAAATGTAAGGTAGTTAAGCCTTTAGATGACTTCTCAGTCATGAAGAAAGCTAAAGATGGTAAGCAATATATGTGTAAAACATGTACGCGTGAGCAAGCTTCGCTACGCTATAACGGTAACAAAGAGCCTTTAAAAGCTTCTATGAGGGAATACTACAAGAGAACAGCTAATGAACGTAAACAGTACATTAGAGAGTATCAAAAGGCTAACAAAGGTAAATGTAACGCTAAGAACGCCAAAAGAAGGGCAAGTAGGCTTCAAGCTACGCCTAAATGGGCTAATCTAAAACAGATAGAAGGCACGTATAAACTAGCACAGTATTTAACAGAGGAACATGGTAGACAGATACACGTAGACCACATAGTTCCACTTCAGAACCCTCTGGTATGTGGATTACACGTTGAGGACAACCTCCAGCTACTTTATGCTGATGAGAACCTAAGTAAGTCTAACAAATTTGAGGTAACAGTGTGACAGAAGAAGCACCGAAGAAACGAGGAAGGCCAACGAAAGCAGCCACGGACATTAAGAAGGTAGGTAACAGAGGTAAAGTTGGTAGGCCACCCGGAGACGCCGCTATCATAAACCAATATAAGGCTAGGATGTTAGCTAGTCCTAAGTCAAAGAAGGTACTAGAGGCTATCTTTGATGCAGCATTGGACGATGAGCACAAGGGTCAACAAGCGGCTTGGAAGCTTATTTTAGACCGGATTGCCCCCACAGCGGCCTTTGAGAAGGATGTAATCAAGGATGCAGGTAGGAGTGCTATACAGATAAACATCACAGGAGTGGGGTCTACAGAGGTATCCTCGGACTCCTCAGACCCTTTAGAACCTTTAGAGGGCCAATGGACAAATGAAGATGCTTAAGTTATGGACAACTACAGAAGTCTCTGAGGAATCTTAAGATGCTCTACACGAAGAATGTAAACTTAACGACGACTGATGTTACAGAGATACTAGAGATACCTCAGGGTTACATAGGCCATTGGAACATGCTCTTTGTATCTAACCTAGAGAACTCCACTAATGACGTTAGTATATTCATAGATAAAGACCCAGACCCGGATGCTTACATCTTCTTAGAGAAGACTGTAGATTCTAAGGATTACATCTTCTTTCCTCCTTCGGGCAACGGTGTAATAGTGATACCACCGGGGGAGACTATTCGAGCAACCACGAAATCAGCAGGTAACGTAGAAGTTCTAGTAACCTTGGATCTTGTGTATGCACCCTTCACGTTTAGTAACTTCAACAACACTAACGCAACTTAAGGAAACTTAAATGTCTTTTGTTGTCATAGGTGCCGACTGGTGCCACGGATGCAAGGCAGTACGTAAGAAGCTCACAGCGATAAACATGGACTATGATTATGTTCAGATACCTCCGGGTAAGCAAGGGTGGGACTTTGTAGAGAAGGTTACAGGACGTAGGGCAGTACCAGCAGTCCTCTATAAGTTCAAGGATCTAAAGGAGTTCTATAGCTCCATAGAAGGCCTAGGGCTTCCTGAGAGGGAACTAACGGAAGAAGAGATAGAAGACATAGATGACTAACATAAGCCACATAAGCCACCTAAGGAGCCTAAGGAGTGACTGATCTTAACGTAGAGTTACTCCCGTGGCAAACCAAGGTCTTTGAGGATCCTACGAGATTCAAGGTTGTCGCTGCTGGCCGAAGAACAGGGAAGTCTAGGTTAGCGGCTTGGATGTTGATAATCAACGCCCTACAGTCAGACAGGGGCCATGTATTCTATGTAGCCCCTACGCAGGGTCAAGCTAGGGACATTATGTGGCAAACGCTCCTAGAGTTAGGTCACGATGTTATCACAGGTTCCCATATTAACAACTTACAACTTAAGTTAGTCAATGGAGCCACGATTACGCTTAAGGGGGCAGATAGACCGGAGACTATGCGTGGTGTCTCCTTGAAGTTCCTAGTGATGGATGAGTACGCAGATATGAAGCCTGACGTATGGGAGCAGGTCTTACGTCCAGCGTTGGCAGACCAGAAGGGACACGCGATGTTCATAGGGACACCTATGGGTCGTAATCACTTCTATGAACTCTATAAGTATGCGGAGATAGGTGACGATGAGACATACTCAGGCTGGCACTTCACAAGCTACGATAACCCACTACTCGACCCTGATGAAATTAATGTCGCCAAGAAGTCAATGTCTTCTTACGCCTTTCGTCAGGAGTTCATGGCGTCCTTTGAGGCTGTTGGCTCAGAGATGTTTAAGGAGGAATGGGTACACTACGGTGAAGCCCCGGAAGCAGGAGATTACTACATAGCCATTGACCTCGCAGGATTTGAGGAAGTAGGTAAGAAGAGGACGAAGAGTTCTAAGTTAGATGAGACAGCAATCTCTGTAGTCAAGGTTGGTGACAACGGAGACTGGCACATTGATAACATTATCTACGGACGTTGGACCTTAGATGAAACAGCGATGAAGATATTCCAAGCAGTCCGGGATTACCAGCCTATCTCAGTAGGCATCGAGAGGGGCATAGCGAAGCAAGCTGTAATGTCACCTTTGATGGATCTTCAGAGGAAGCATGGGAAGTACTTTAGGGTAGAAGAGTTAACCCACGGTAATAAGAAGAAGACAGACCGTATTATGTGGGCGTTGCAAGGGCGCTTTGAGAACGGTGTAATAAGCTTGAACAAGGGGGAGTGGAACGCTAGATTCCTAGATCAACTCTTCCAGTTCCCAGATCCACTAACACACGATGACTTGGTGGACTCTTTGGCTTACATAGATCAATTAGCGACCATCCCTTATGGGATCCATGAGTTCGTAGAAGACGAGCTTGAAATCTTAGATATTGTAGCGGGATACTAATTATGAAAGACACCCTATATAGCCCAGATCCTCTGATGATAGATGAGTCCCTAGAAGACTGGGTAATGACTAAAGCAGAGGACTGGCGAGATAACTACGAAAGTAATTATGCTGAGAAGTTTGATGAGTACTATAGACTCTGGCGTGGTATCTGGGCAGCAGGGGATCAGCAGAAGCAATCAGAGCGCTCACGTATAATAAGCCCTGCGTTACAACAGGCCGTGGAGTCTAATGTTGCTGAGATGGAAGAGGCTACGTTTGGTCGTGGTAAGTTCTTTGACATCCAAGATAACTATGGAGACAAGGATTCTCAGGACATACAGTACCTAAGGAACAAGTTAACTGAAGACTTTGAGAACACTAAGGTACGTAAGGCTGTCGCTGAGTGCTTAATCAACGCAGCAGTCTTTGGAACCGGTGTGGGTGAGATAGTCTTAGAGGAAATCAAAGAAATGGCCCCGGCTTCTCAGCCTATGATGGATGGTCAACTACAGGCTGTAGGTGTCAACATTACAGATAGGGTAGTCGTTAAGTTAAAGCCTGTGATGCCTCAGAACTTCCTTATTGACCCTGTAGCCACATCCATTGAGGATGCTATGGGTGTAGCCATTGATGAGTTTGTAAGCCCACATCTAGTGGAGCAACTACAGGAGCAAGGGGTCTACAGGGACACCTATGTAGGCACAGCATCCACAGACACAGATTTAGAGCCTGACCATGAAATCTCTGTATACAGTGATGACAAGGTGCGCCTAACGAAGTACTACGGCTTAGTCCCTAAGCAACTCTTAGATGAGGCCATGGATGATGAGGAGGTAGAAAACCTAGGCTCCTCTGATGACTCTGGTAGTTACGTAGAGGCTATCGTAGTCATAGCTAACGGAGGTGTCCTCCTAAAGGCTGAGGCTAACCCTTACATGATGCAAGATAGGCCTGTAGTAGCGTTCCCTTGGGACGTAGTACCCTCTATGTTCTGGGGTCGTGGTGTGTGTGAGAAAGGCTACAACAGCCAGAAGGCTTTAGATACTGAGCTTAGGGCTAGAATAGACGCCTTGAGCCTTACCATACATCCTATGTTAGCCATTGATGCCACTAAGTTCCCACGCGGGGCAAAGCCTGAGATACGCCCCGGAAAGACTATATTAACCAATGGAGATCCTCGTGAAGTCTTACAGCCGTTCAACTTTGGTCAAGTGGGTCAGATCACGTTCGCCCAAGCAGCCTCCTTGCAACAGATGGTACAGCAGGCTACTGGAGCAGTTGACTCAGCAGGACTCTCTGGTGCTGTTAATGGTGAAGCTACTGCCGCTGGCATCTCTATGTCTCTTGGCGCTATTATTAAACGTCACAAGCGTACCTTAATTAACTTCCAGCAATCCTTCTTGATACCCTTTGTCACTAAGGCTGCACATAGGTACATGCAGTTTGACCCTGAGAACTACCCTGTGAAGGACTATAAGTTCAACGCTACCTCAACCTTAGGCATCATCGCTAGGGAGTATGAGGTTACACAGCTTGTACAACTCCTACAGACTATGAAGCAGGATAGCCCGATATACCCTGTGTTAATCCAGAGCATCATAGATAACATGAACCTGAGTAACAGGGAAGAACTCATAGCTTCTATGCAGCAAGCACAGCAGCCTAATCCAGAGGCTCAACAGGCAGCACAGGCTACACAGCAGGCTCAGTTAGCCTTCCAAGAGTCTCAGACAGCCGCCTTAGCTGCACAAGCCGCTGAGTCTCAAGCGAGAGCACAGAAGTACACTGTTGAAGCACAGCTTGAGCCTCAAGAGGTTGAGATTAAGAAGATTGAGGCTATCACTAGAAACCTTCAAGCTGGCGACCAAGATGACAAGGAGTTTGAACGTAGACTCAAGGTTGCTGAAGTAGCCCTAAAAGAGAAGCAAGTTAATAACCAAGGAAACCAACGTAATGCTAATGACACAACAAGACCTCAAGAACCTAATCAACCAAGTGAACGAGGCGTTCAAAGGTCAGTTCAACCGCCTAGGGAAAACAGAGGAGCGCCTAGAGGTCCTAGAGGGCCAAATGTCGGAACTCCTCCTCAAGTCCCCCAAGGCCCCTCAGAAGGCCCCCAGAGCCTCTAGGAAGGCTTCTAAGGAGACTTAAGCATGGCTAAAGAGAAAGACCCACGATTAACACGAGCAGGCGTCTCAGGCTATAACAAGCCTAAGAGGACACCTAACCACCCTACTAAGTCTCACGTAGTTGTAGCCAAGGAAGGCGACAAGGTTAAGACTATCAGGTTTGGACAACAGGGAGTCTCAGGCGATAAGAAGCCTACGGCTCGTCAGAAGTCCTTCAAGGCACGACACGCAAAGAATATAGCCAAAGGCAAGATGTCTGCGGCATATTGGGCTAATAAGGAGAAATGGTGATGCCTACAGTTAAAGGTAAGAAATACCCGTACACTAAAGCTGGCAAAGCAGCAGCAAAGAAGGCCAAAGGGGGCTGTAGCTGCTCCAAAGGTAAGAAAGGTAAATAATACCAAAGAAAACACTTGACTTTAGTACTCCTGTGTGTTACAATAGTAGTATAGTTAACACATTAGGAGTACTTATGTCAAGCGTAGTTTGGAAAGATGAGTTAGATACCATTGCTGAGTTACTGAAGACAAAGACTACAGAGCAGATAGGGGAGCACTACGGTGTTTCTAAGCAACGTATTTATCAGGTGATGCAGAAGTTTGGTTTACAGACAACCCTGAGAAAGCGTAAGAGCTTCTTAAGTGGCAAAGGCCCTAAGCATTACTGGTTAAATAAAATGTTGACTTCTAAAGGAGTCCCTAAAGGTGAGAAACTAAGGATTCTTGAGGAGCTAGAGGTTCCTGATGAGTGTCCTATGTTGGGTATACCTCTGAACTACAGTGGTGGCGAAGGTGGCGGGTGGAACGGAAGGACTGACGATAGCCCATCTATAGACCAAATTAGGCCCTCCAAAGGCTACAAAAGAGGTAATGTCCAAGTAATCAGTTGGAGAGCTAATCGCATTAAGAACGACTCAACACCCGAAGAACTTGTTAAAATTTCACAATACATGCAAAAACTATTATAAAGGTATTGTGGTATTCTTTAAAATATGTTATAATATACCGTAAGTTAAACACACAAAGAAGCAAGGATGATATGAAACCTGAACTAGAGAGATACTTCAATGTATACTTTGACCTCTTTAACACCGAGGGTTGGAAGCAACTCACGGAAGAGTTTGGATCAAATGGTAACGTGATTAACTCTGTGGAGGCAACCAAAGATACTAACGATATGTATTTTAGGAAGGGACAATTAAATGTCATAGCCCACCTAATAAACTTAGAATCCTCGGTAGAGCAAGCTTACGAGGAAGCCAAAGAATCGAAAGAAGATGAGTAAAGTATGTACAAAATGTAAGGTAGAGAAGCCTTTAGATAGCTTTGGGTCTAATCGTAGAACTAAAGACGGTCTCCAACATTACTGTAAAGAGTGTAGGGGAGTGTTAAGGAAGAAAGACTACTGCCCAGATAAAGAGGCTAACTCACAGCTAAAGCGTAAATACGATATAACCTTAGAGGATTATGACCGTCTTTTAGAGGATCAAGAGGGCTGTTGTAGCATTTGCGGGACAGATGAACCCGGAGGTGGTAAGGGTAGGTTTCACGTTGACCACAACCATACAACAGGCAAGGTGAGAGGTCTTTTGTGTAATAGTTGCAACACGGGACTAGGAAGGTTTAAAGATTCTCCTACGGTCTTACTAAAAGCAGCAGCATACTTATTAGAACAAGGATACTACGGTGATTAAGGTATACGATTTCAAATGTGACCAGAATCACTACTTTGAAGAATTTGTAGAGGAAGGTACTACGACCAGTAGGTGCGGTTGTGGTGCTAACGCTACAAGGGTCGCTTCGGCTACTAAGTGCGTACTAGATGGATCTTCCGGGGACTTTCCGGGGGAGCATATCAAATGGTTACGACAACACGAAGAGTCGGCGCGTAAATAAAACTCCACAACCGTTAGGCGGAGAAGGTGAAATAATATGGCACGAGCACAACTCGTAGATGAGCGTTCGGAAGAAGAAGTTAACGATAGTAACGTAGATACACTAGAAGCACCAGAGGATCCCATTGAGTCTCCTGAAGAGGAGGTAGCCCAAGAGGAGCCTAGCTTACCAGAGAAGTATCAGAACAAGTCCTTGCAAGAGGTTGTTCAGATGCACCAAGAGGCTGAGAAGCTCCTAGGTAAACAAAGCTCTGAAGTTGGTGAACTACGTAAGGTTGTTGACGACCACATCCAGACACAACTCGCACAGCAACAAGCACCTGTACAACAGCAAGAAGAAGATGATACTGACTTCTTTGTTGATCCACAGGCCGCAGTTAATAGGGCAATTGATAACCACCCTAAGATCCAAGAAGCTAATCAAGTCACTCAGAGGTATCGTAAAGAGACCGCCTTGGCTGAACTCTCTAAGAAGCATCCAGAGATGGAGACTATCCTTAAAGATGTCAACTTTGCTGAGTGGATTAAAGGCTCTAAGATTAGGACTCAATTGTTTGTACAAGCAGATCAGGCTTATGATTACGACGCCGCTGATGAACTCTTGTCTCTCTGGAAGGAGAGAGCTTCTGTAGCACAACAGACAGTAGCAGTTGAGAAGCAAGCACGTAAGCAACAGGTTAAGTCTGCGAGTACAGGTAACGCCCGAGGAACAGGCCAAACTCAACGTAAGAAGCAATATCGTCGTGCTGATATTATTAAACTTATGAAGACTGATCCCGACCGTTACGCAGCTTTGTCAGAAGAAATCTTTCAAGCGTATGCAGACGGGAGGGTCAAGTAGCCTAATCTAAAGGAGATTTATTATGGCGATTAACCCCGGTGCAGTATATCCAAGTGCTGGTAGTATTGTAAATAAAACTACAGCAGCAACATTCATCCCTGAAATCTGGAGCGACGAAGTAATCGCAGCATACCAGAAGAACCTGAAGATGTCACCTCTCGTAAAGAAGATGTCAATGACAGGTAAGAAGGGTGACTTAATCCATGTACCAAAGCCCATCCGTGGCTCTGCATCTGCTAAGGTGCAAGATACTGCGGTAACCATTCAAGCTACTAACGAAGGTGAGTTGACAATCGCAGTTGATCGTCACTTTGAGTACTCACGATTCATCGAAGATATTGTAGAAGTTCAGGCCCTCACGAGCCTACGTCAGTTCTACACTGAAGACGCTGGTTACCAACTGGCTGTCCAAGTTGACACTGACCTAATGAACTGTGCTACAGGTTTCGGAGATGGAACTCGAGTAGTCAACCCAACGACTGCTGCTGACTGGACTAACTCTAACAGCTATGAGTTCGTAGAAGATGCTGGTCTAGCCTTGTTTGGTACTGGTACTGCTGATGCGTTCAACGACGAAGGCTTCCGTACAGCCATTAAAATCTTAGATGATGCTGATGTGCCTATGGATAACCGTTGTCTCGTAGTTCCTCCTGCGGCTCGTAAAGATATCATGGGAATCGACCGTTACGTCTCTAGTGACTTCGTAGGTGGCCGTGGTGTTGAATCTGGCCTCATCGGTAACCTCTACGGTGTTGATGTGTACGTATCATCCAACGCTCCTACGCTGACTACTGGTGTTCGTGGATGTGTATTCTTCCACAAAGACGCCATTGTTCACGCAGAGCAAATGAGTGTACGTTCGCAGACTCAATATAAACAAGAATATTTGAGCACCCTGTACACCGCAGACACTCTGTATGGTATTGAAACATATCGTCCAGAAGCGGGTTTGATCTTGGCTGTTGCAGACGCGTAAGACTACTCAGGGGGCCTTCGGGTCCCCTTTCTTCTCCCCCTGTTTCTCAGGAGTCCTTCAATGGCTACAACGATTATCACAAAGAATGGATCAGGTGCTCCCGCAGTAGGCGACTTAGTTCAGGGTGAACTTGCGGTAGACTTAACAAACAAAACTTTATATTCAAAAGATTCTTCAGGCAACGTCTTCAAAGTAGGTGACACCGGCGGTGGTTCTCCCGGTACCTTTACTGATTTGGTTGCCACAGACAGCTTTACGTCACCCGGAATCGATGATAACGCTACGTCCACGACTATCACGATTGATGCTAATGAGAACGTGGGCATTGGTACGGGTATCACCTCACCTACCTATCAGGTTGACATCTATGATGGGACAGGTACTCAGAACATCTTTAGAGCACGTCAGGCCGGATCAACAAACGGCTTCACTATTAAAGGTGAAGGCTCCGAGTATAACTACCAGATGCTAGACGGTGACCTTGAAGTAATCCGTAGCGGAACTACCGGAATATCTTCTATAGAAATGGGCGGCGCAACCGTAGACAACGCTAGGCGAGGAGGCTTCTTTAAGAACTTAGAAACCTTCGATATGACCTACAACAACCAGCTAAATCCCGGTGTGGCTGTGGGCAAGCATATCTTCAAGAACGGCTCAGATACCCACATGGTTATAGATAGCTCAGGAAACGTGGGCATCGGTACTGCGACTCCTAATGCTCCTCTTGACGTTGAGGGTGTATCTGGCGTTGTGATGGGGCGTTACTACGACGGAGTAGGCACGGCATCTCTTAAGTTCACTACTAACTCCAACAACGAGGTAGGCCTTGCCCATGCAGGGGTGGCGTCTGGTGGGCTTACGTTTGCTACGGGATCAGGGGCCGTTGGCACCGAGCGCATGCGTATCGACTCGACAGGAAACGTGGGCATTAACAAGACAAACCCTCAGTCAACCTTGGACGTAAACGGAACCTTCCGCACCACTTCTGGATCAACTCGTTACGTAATCGACGCAAGCCCATCAGGTAGCGGCTACGAAGCCTTGGTTACTATGACCGATGACGGGTTAGAGACTACGCTGAACTCAACCTCACGCGGGTTTATATGGACTAACGGCAACGGCGAGAAGATGCGTATCGACAACGCAGGAAATGTAGGCATTGGTACGTCTGCTCCTGTGTCTTACCAGCAAGGCCCAGCGTTAAACATTGGTGACACTGGCGACAGCTATGCACAACTGAACTTCACAACCGCAACCAATGGTATACAGTATATTGGATTTGGTGACACTACTTCTGGAACTGGACGCTACCAAGGTCTTATCTCGTTCGACCACAATACTGATAGCATGGGGTTTGGTACGAATGCATCTACAACGCAGAACATGCTTATCGACTCCTCAGGAAACGTGGGCATTGGTACGTCATCTCCTATGGAAGATTTAGCAATACGGGCTACAAACAGCCAAGCGGGCTTCAGTCTCGCTGCTGCTACCACTCAATGCTTCCTTAGATATAACAACTACTTCTCTGGTAGCACACAGGTGAGTGACGCTTCCAAAGGCTCTGCATCGATAGGCCTAGGCAAGGGAAGTGACGGTGTTATCACACTGAACACAGCCGCTGCTGGCGCTGGTTCGCCTACTGAGCGATTGCGTATTGACAACACAGGAAATGTGGGCATTGGTACTTCATCTCCTGTTAACACTAGTGGCTATGGCGGCCTCACGCTAAACGGTGTTTCTGGCGGGTCGCTATCATTCACCGATGATGACGTACTTGTAGGTAACTTACTATCGTCTGGGACTGATATGTATTTCCAGACAGGTGGAGACACTATATTCCGTAACGGCGGTTATGCGAGCAGTGACGAAGCCATGCGTATCGACAGCTCAGGTAACTTGCTCGTTGGTAGAACCTCAGCGAGTGCAGCAGCCACAGACCACGGTTGGCAAGCTTACAATACAGGCATTGTGTATCAGTATGCTGACGCAGCTACTTCCACAGACGTACATAGGTGGTATAACGGTGCCGGAAGTTTAGTTGCCTCTATTAACGCCAGAGGAGAGGGATTCTTCCTAGGTGGCGCGACGTACTCAGGGCCACTTAAGGCTGATGAGATAATCCAAGACGGTGCACCTGTAGTTGACTCTCTACAGATCATCCGAGCCTTTATGAAGCTAAGGGCTGCTACGGCTGATCCTGACTCTACTGTAGAAGAACTCAGGGAGAAGCTTAAGACTGCTGTAGATGACATCATAGATCAGTTCCAAGATCAAATTGACAACATGCCAACACCATTAGAGGACTAAAGAATGACAACGATTACATGGACAATTGGTGCTATTGATTACAACATAGTTAACGGTAAGAAGGTTGCAACTACGCTGCACTGGCGCTGCTCAGGTGTTGACGCTGACGGTAACACTGGTAGCTCTTATGGTACGCAGGCTGTGTCTACTGAGGACACCAGAACTGCTGTTGAATGGGAATCCATTACAGAGCAGCAGGCTATCGACTGGCTCTTGGCAGACATGGGTGCGGTAACGATGGATGTAGATGAGGAAGGTAACGTCCCTAAGTCTCAGAAGGACACCATAGAAGCTTCTATTGAGGCTCAGGTTGCTGAGAAGGCTAACCCTACTCGGGGTAATGGGTTGCCTTGGGCGGCTCCTCTGGAGGTCTAATGAAGACCTTAGTAGCCCTAGCACTCGTGTTACTCTGTGGATGCTCAGGCACACTACGAGAGAAATCTACGGTGTGCTTGGGCTTCTGTGCTCACACTGAAGTTGAAACTGAAACTCACACAAAGGAAATTAAGAAATGAATGTATTTGTTCTACTACTCGCCCTACTCACCTTCTCTGCTACGGCTGCTGAGATTTACTTAGATGACGGTAGAGTCATAGCGTTGCCTGTAGGCTCCAAGGTGTACGTAGATGACGGGACTGTATGGACGTTCACTAGGTTCAACGAGGGTGGCTTCGACATTCGACCTTTGACACCTTTGGTAGAAATTACTGAGGTATGCCCAGACGAGGGTTTAACCTTCGGTGGCGTTAGCGGTTCTTGTGTAGTAGAAGAGATTGTAGAGGAGACGGAAGAAGAAGAAGCCTGTGATGGGTTCACCTTTGGCGGTAGTGGCTGCTGAGGGCCTTAGGGTATGGCATATAATCCTGACTGGGAACCCATAAGAAATAAGCTTGTTAATGCTTACGCCGACGCGTGGGCTGGTTTATTTGAAGACGCTGTTAATACTGCTTACGGTACTCAGAATGCGTCTATTGATACAAGTTATCAACCCGGATTTCTAGCGAGTCTCTACGCTTCTGGGCAGATTGACGCTCAGACCCTTGCGTACTACATAGATTATGTGGATCCGCAAGGTAATTTGTTCATGGGCGTCTTGAAGCAGATGGGTGTTTACGACCAGTTTGCTAAAGAGTTGTTTGATACGAAGTGGACTGAAAACGCTGAGTACAACATCGCCTACTGCGAAGAGAACGGCTGTCGTGATGCAGCTATGCAGCGTTTCTACGACAAGTGGGTACGCTCGGGTCAGCCGACTACTAAAGATGGTATGATGTCTGATGAAGACTTCGATAAGTATACTCAAGTACCTACCAGCGAATATGACATAAGAGTAATACTACAGGATGAAGGATATAGTCCTGAAGAAATAGATGACTTAATTAACTCCATTGTTGATAACGACGATTTCTATGGAAGTACTGTCTTATCAAATGTTCTGAGAGACTTAGGATATTATGAAGCAGGAGACAAGTGGGACGTAAGCCCTGTTGCTGGCTCTGCTTGTACCGCAGACGATGGAACTATAGGCGCTTATAACGAGAATGCAGAATGTATTAGCAAAGGCATAGGAAGTGAAGGCGACCCTTGTGGATATAGGGGAGAAGGTCAGAAAGATGCCACAGGAAACTGCGTAGGCGGCGAGGAAAACTGTGACAATCCTACTTACGCAGCGGACTATGTAGAAGATTGTTCAGAGTTCGGGGTTTGTGAAGACGGTACACTAAAGACCGATGAAGACGGTACTAATTGCTCCGAATACGTGGATCCTTTAACTGACGAAGAGAAGCTTGTGCGTGACTACGGCCAAGAGGCTGTAGATAAAGCTAAAGAAATATACAATGGTATCGAAGACTGGGTAGAGGGGACTATAGAAGATCCCGCAGGCGCTCTTAAGAACATATTAGATACTGTATACTCAGGGATGCCTGAGGAGTGTAAAGAAAGTAACACAAATAAGCCTGATGACTGGTGGAAGGACTGTACTAACTTAAGTGTCCTTGGGCAGATACCCGGATTACCCATACCTCTACCACCCGGAACTATTGATGTAAACACAACTGTACGTGACTTAGAAGACGCTGCTAAAGAAGCAGGGAAGACTTTAGAAGACATATTTAACCCTACCTGTACAGGGACTCCAGCAGAGATTGAGGAGTGTGAGAACAGGACAATTAGTGACATCATTGGTGACTGGGCCTCTGATGTATGGGATGACATTAGAAGTGCTTGGGAAGACCTAGAGGATAAGACCGAAGAAGGCCTCTTAAACATCTTAATAGATGCTGGGTATAACATACTTAGTGGTTGGATCTTTACACAAGTTAAAGACGCCGTAAGTACCGATAACCCCTTAGCTTTTGTGCCGTTAGAAAACTGTGTTGACCAAGCGTGGTTAGAGCAAGCTTCTCCAGAGCAGAAGGCCCTTTGTAACAATGTTGTTAACTGCGAAGAACAAGGGTTAACTGGAGGCTGGGTTAGGGACATAGACTTATGTGGTCCTCCTGTTAACGGGTACTGTGAAGACGGTGTTACAGTCAAGGATAACGCAGAAGGCACTAATTGTGCTGAGTATTCAGAGTTTGGCTTCTGTGAAGACGAGGTTACAAAGAAGGCTGATGCTGAGGGAACTAATTGTTCCGAGTATACAGAACCCTTTGACTGTTCCTCTG